GGGTCGCTGGTAAGGTCCATCCAGTCGTACTCGTTTTGCTGGCCGACTTGACGCGCCTGGATTTGCGCGCCATCGACAAACGCATGCGCCGTGGGCCGGTGTTTTTCTGGTATTGCCATGTTGTTGTTCCCCTTGTGGTTATTCTTTGAACACGACGCCGCGCGCCGCGCCGAAGGCATACAAAAATTCAATGAACTGCGCCGCCTCTTTCACGTAGAAGTCGCGCGACTGGATGCCCAGCTGGACGATGCGGCGCCCGTCGAAGCTGGGGATCACGCGCCCGTCGTGGTGCAAGGGCGTGCCGGCCAGCCGCATTTCGTCCGCGAACTCGTCGATCAGCAGGCGCTTCATGTCGTCCAAGTCCCACTTGCGGCCGATGTGCTCAACTTGCGCCGCGATCTCGCCAATCATCGCGTGGTATTTCTCTTCCTGAATGCGCTTCTTGGTTGGCTCTGAAAACACCACCATCCAGCCATCCGGTGCCTGGCCGCAGTAGGCCGCCGCATTGGCGCGTGCGGTTGGATGCGCGAGCACGAAGGTTTTCTTGCTCACTTGATCGCCAGCCGCGTGCCAGCCGTCAGCAGGCAGCCCGGCACTTCCTGCCCGGCCTTCAGCGCTTCCTTGATCTTGGCCTTGTCGGGCGCGGGCGGCGGCGTTTCCGGCTGGCGCATGAAGTCGGCAGGGACCAGGCCCGGTTCGAACACCTCGACCCCGGCCGGGTTCTTGGCGATGGCCAGCGAGAAGTGCGGGCACTCGATCTTGGACACGCCCGCCACCTCCATGCAGGTTTTCAGGTACTCTTTGACCTGCTCGGCGCGCTTTTCGATGCGCTTGCGGCGCTCGGCCATCTGCGCTTCGGCTTCCTTGATGGCGGCGGCCGATGCTTCCAAGTTGCGGATCGCATACGCGACGTTCTGCGCCTTGACTTCGAGCGGATAGGATTCCGCTTCGATGGTATCGGCAATCGCGGCGGCGTCGTCCTGGCAATCGGTCAGGCGCTCGACCATCTGGCGGAACTCGGCGGCGATCAGGTACAGCGACAGATTTGTGCTCATTGCGCGGACTCCAGTGCGGCCTTGCGGTGGTCGTAGCATTTTTTTACTTCGGCATTGTGGCCGCTTTCGATCCACGCCTTGGCAAAGGTGTCTTTCAGGGACGCCAGCGTTTCGCAGGCCTGCAATGCCGAGCACAGAGTCGGAATGTCGACCGGGTGCGGCTTGGCGGCGGGCTTGGCCGCTGGTTTGGCGCGCGGCTGCACCTGGTGGGTTTCGGCGTCGGCGTCCATGCTGGTCTCCTCGGTCGGGATGCAGAATGCCTGAAACGCGGCGTACTTGTAGGCCGCGCTCATGGCCTTGTTGGTAGCCTTGTCGCCCGAGTCCATCGCCTCGCCATAGGTGGCAATCGTGTGCTTGCTGCCGTCCAAGGCGCTGACCATGTCGAACTCAGCCTTGACGGTAACCGAGAACATCATGCCCCCGCGTGCGGTCTGGCGCTCGACGCATTCGCGCTCGATGCAGCGCGGCAGGATCACCAGCTTGTGCTTGGCCAGCAGCGGGGCCAGATGGTTGTACACGGCGTCGATACCGCGAAACATGAACCCTTGTGACTGGTTCTTGCTATCCTTGCTGATGCCCGTTTGCGCCAGTTCTCCGGCCACTTCTGCGATTGCCTTGTAGACTTCCATGTGTGCCCCTTGTTGTCGTTAGAATGGGATTTTGCCGCTGTCGATATCGCCCTGCCGCCGCGCCAGTTCCTCCAGCGTCGGCTCGATGCGCTGCGCCTTGCCCGACCATGGCGCGGTGGCCTTGGCGTACTGCTCGCGGAGTGCCTGGCGCTGCGGTTCCGGCAAGCGGTGTTTCGGGCGTATTTGTTCGTCCATCTGTTTCCCTGTTGTTAGTCACTGCATATAGGTAAAGCGGAGTCGTCCATAAAGTTGGAAGCCGCGCGGCTGGTTGAGCGCTGTTGTTGCGTGAAGCTTGTAGCCGGAAAGGCGTAAAGCTTATATAGACGCAGAGTACGGATCGGCACTGCGCCCCACAACCATATCGAATTGCAATGGCACAACTGAAAAGTAGTTGACCTATATCAATGTTTATGCAGGTTGTTGATATGAGTAAAATAAGCATAAGAAAGACCAAAGCTACTACTTTTCTATCTAATTCTTGCGCGCCACCCTGGCGAGCATCGCATCTTCGAGCGTGCTGCCGTCCACCGCCGACAGCAGCGGCAGCAGGTCGGCCCCGGTGGCGGCACTCAGGGCAAATTCGCGCCGAGCATCACCCTCCGTCAGCGACGAGAAATAGGCAAAGCTGGTCAGCTTGACCGCCAGCAGTTCCAGCTCAGGCGGCACGCCGTCGTCCTGATCGTCCGGGTGGCCGAAGTCGCGCGCTGCCTGGCCCGCGCTGTAGCTGAACTCGACCAGCACCGGCACGCGGTTGTCGGCGGCCAGCAGCAGGCCGGGGGCGATCGCTAGTTCCAGTTCGGTGAACACGTAGGGTTCGGCGTGCTTGCTGCTCATTCGTATCTCCGGTTTCGGCCAGCACCATTGCCCGCCGAGTGAGAACAGATTAGCGCGGCATCGGGTTGGCGTCAACGCTTTTTTGCAACCGTAAGCGTAAATATTTCGCGCTTGTGCAAAGCGGCGTTTTGTGTCACCATGGTTATGTGTTCAACGATGAGATTGCCATGAAAAAACCAGAAACCGACGTCGACATCAAGATGGAGTTGCGGGTCCACATTGCGCGTAACTACAAGACCCAGACAGCCGCCGCCAAGGCGTGGGGATGCACGCCCGCTTATGTGTCGGGTGTGCTGAAGGGAAAGAAGAACCCGAACCAGCGCATGCTGGACGATGCCGGCTTTGAGCGCGTGCAGTCGGTCAAATACGTGCGCAAGCCAGCGGCCAAGGCATGAAGCGCACCGCACCGCTGGTCATGACCGCATTCAAGCGCGCCGCGCAGAAGCCCGCCACTGGCAAGCCGAAAGCGCGCAAGTGCAAGGCCTGCCGCGCGCCCTACCAGCCCGACCCGAAGCGCCCGTTCATCAACTGGTGTTCGGTGGCCTGCGGTGCCGCTCTGGCTGAGCAGAAATTGGCCAAGCAGAAGGCGGCCAAGGCCAAGGCCGAGCGGGCAGCCGACAAGGCCAAGCGCGAAAAGCTAAAAACGAAGTCGGATTACATGCGTGAGGCACAAGCGGCAGTCAACGCATATGTGAGGCTTCGAGACGAAGCATTGCCCTGCATAAGCTGCGGGGTCTCATATCCAATCACAAAAACGGATGTCTGGGACGCCGGGCATCTGCGTTCAGCCGGTTCAAGCCCAGGAACCCGCCTAAATACGCTCAATATTCACAAGCAATGCGTCAAATGCAATCGCCACTTGTCATCAAATGCGGTCAAGTATAGAATCAAGCTAATCGAGAAGATTGGCATTGAACTGGTGGAGCGCATTGAGCATCACAACGGAGTTGCCAAATTCTCGCATGATTACCTTATGCGGTTTAAAGCGATTTTCAGAAAGCGCGTAAGGCATTTGATGAAGTTGCGAGCGAGGACCGGAAATGGCAAAGAGAGAATCGAAGGTTAAAGAGGGTGATGTGTTCGGGCGGCTTACGGTTATTGCACCAAGGGCCGCAGTCATACAGAAGGCATATCACCATCTTTGCTGGTGTGAATGCGGCAAAGAAAAACTGATCATGACCAGCAATCTGACTCTTGGAAAATCAAAGAGCTGCGGCTGCTTGGCGCGGGAGGTAACCGGGAGGCGCGCAGCTACGCATGGCATGTCAAAGACGACTGAATACCAGACATGGAACCGCATGTGGAGTCGTTGCACTAATCCTGTTGTAGACCGTTACCCGCAATATGGTGGGCGCGGAATTTCGGTCTGCGACGAATGGCGAGTATTTGAGAATTTCTATCGGGACCTTGGGCCAAAGCCAAGCGTAAAGCATTCATTGGGACGAATCGACAATAACGGCAATTATTGCCCAAGTAACTGCCGGTGGGAGACCCCTGAGGAGCAGCATTCAAATACGTCAACAAATGTATTCATTGAATATGACGGATTGCGGCTGACGATAGCTCAATGGGGTCGACGCTTAGGGATTTCAGAATACACAATTGGCCAGAGAATTCGACTTGGAATAAAGCTGCCAGACCTTCTTAGACCTGATCGGCTCGGTGACCGCGCCATTACGGTGGATGGAGTAACGATGCTCACAACTGAATGGATGCGGCACGCAAAAATTCCAATCTCATCCTTCTACTTATGTCAGCGAAAAGGGTTAAGCAAAGAGGACACGGTACGAAAGTATCTTTCCAAGAAGGCACTCAAGGAGACCGCATGAGACGTGCCGACAATTCAGCCGGCTATAACGTGGAGCGCCTGACCGCCACCGGCTGGCAGCCGATCAACACCGCGCCCTTCGTCGACCGCGCCATGGCCGACGAGTACCGCAAATGCTGCGACCCGGCTGACGGGGAAACGCGCATCTACGAGGCCCTGCACACCCGCCGCGTGCGGCCCGACCCGCGCCAGGTCTTGTTCGACGAACTCAAGGAGATCGCATGACCTTTCCCGCAGCGGCCGTGCCGCTTACGCCCCAGATCGAAGCCTACGTGCTGGCCCACCCTGCCTGTACCGCCAAGGACATTTGCGCCGCCCTCGGCGTGTGCAAGAACGCGGTCAACGTCAGCCTCGGGCGCCTGCGGGTGGCCGGTCGGATCAAGCGCCTGCCGCGCGGCGCCTCGTATCCGCTGCAACGCTGGGAAGCGGGCACGGAAGCGCAGGCGGTCGACTACGAGCCGCTGGCCGAAGGGGCCCCGAAGCAGGTCACGGTGCAGCAGTGGACGCCGCCTGTTGTAGAGCAACAACACTGGCTGTCGGCTCTTTTCGGACTGTAAGCCATGGCCAACCAGCACAGCATACCCGAGCCGACCAGCCAGAAGCAGCAAATCCTGGCGTTCGTCAAAGCCCACCCATCCTGTACCACGCACGACCTGCGAGAAGCCGTGCGCCTCGATCTGGCGCGGATCGGCATGTACCTGACCCGCTTGCAGAACGACGGGCTGGTGACGCGCGAAAAGACACGTGGCGTGCGCCTGATCCGCTGGACGGCGGTCGAACCAGAACCGGTCGACGCCGCGCCGCAGCAGACCGTCGTGCAGCGCTGGGAGCCGGCGCAGATGCCGGCGCAGTCATGGGCTGCGGCCCTTGGCCTGTGAGGACCCGATACGATGATGGACTTCCCCGACCTGAGCGACCCGGCCTACACCCCGGTGCGGCTGCTGCATGCGACGGCGCAGGCACTGGGCGCGGCCAACGACCACCAGCTGGCCCGGCTGCTCGAAATCAGCCCCGGCAACCTGACCCGCATCCAGAGCCGCACCCAGCCGCTCGGCGCGCGGGTGATCGTGCAGATTCTCGACCGCACCGGCTGGACCATGGCGCAGCTGCGCAAGCTGGCCGGCATCGAGTTCGATGGCCCCACCGCGATGGCATTGATCCGCGATGAATTCGCGCCGCGCCGTGGCAAGCTGACCGACGCGCAAGTGCTGGAGGTCAAGCATTCGTCCGAGCGCAATTGCGACGCCGCGCGCCGCCTGGGGGTGGACGCCACGCTGATTTGCCACATCCGCAAGGGGCGCCAGCGCCAGCATGTGTAGTTCCCGCGCACACGGGAACGCCCGGCCCGCCTCGCGCGGGTTTTTTGTTGCCTGCGCGGGGCGTATTGACATAGATCAAACTATAAATCAGTTCTGATTTAGATCAATCGGATATTTGTCTAAGATCAATTTCCAGCGCACAATTGATTTGTCGGGCTAGTAATCCGACACCTACAAATGGACGGCGTAAATGATGACCTTACCAAAGCATTTCCAGAAGCGACATGGGCGTATGCCTGTGCCTCCATTCGGGTATTCGTTCTGCCGGTCTTACTAACCGGCTTCTTCTGAAAGTGCTTTGAGCAATGCACTACTACAAACGCCACATTGGGGACTACGCCAAGAAGGCTGGGCATCTGTCCCCGCTGGAGCACGGCGTCTATAACCTGATCATCGACAGTTACTACGACCGCGAGCAGGCCCCCACATTGTTGGAGGCGATGCGTTGGGCGCGCGCCCGTACCGAGGAGGAAAAATCGGCGGTCCTGGCGGTGCTGGATGAATTTTTCGTGCTGGAGGACGAACGCTACCAGCAGAACCGGATCGAGGAAGAACTTGCGATCTACCACGGTAAGGCAGAAGTGAATCGGAAGATTGCCATTGCCAGAGAGCAGGCAAAAAAAGATCGGCGCGAGCACGACCGTGGCACGACCGACAGACGAACCGTAGCACGTTCAGAGCACGAGTCGTGCACGAATGGTGGACCAGAAACGCACGAGCTGAGCACGTCCGGTCAACCTAACCATAAACCACTAACCACTAACCAAGAACCAAGAGAGAAAGTCAAAACCACTGTCCCGCCTGACGGCGAGACGTCGGTTGTTCGCTCGCAGGTCAAAACGGTTTTCTCCTACTGGCAAACCAAGCGCGGCCATGATCGCGCCAAGCTGGACGACAAGCGGTCCAAGGCCATCCGCGCCCGGCTGAAGGACGGCTACAGCGCCGAGGACTTGTGCCGCGCCGTGGACGGCATCGCCAAGTCGGCGCACCACATGGGCCAGAACGACAGCCGCACCGTGTATGACGACATCGAACTGATTTGCCGGACGGCTGCCAACGTGGACAAGTTCGCCAAGCTCGCCAGCCCGGCGGCGGTGGTGAACCCCGGCTTGCAGCGCCAGATCGACGTGCTCAAAGAATGGATGGAACAGGAATGACGACCCGACAAGAACTCAGCGAAGCCATCGCCCTGCTGTGCGCCGAATACGACGACATGCAGCCGGTCGACGGCCCCAGGCTGGAAATGTGGTGGGAGGCGCTGCGCCACTTCCCGGCCGGGACGGTCAGGGCATCTGCCGCCCGCCACCTGAAAACCAGCCACTTCAAGCCGCATCTGGCCGACATCGTGCGCGGCTGCGAAGCGCAGATCGAAGGGCAGTGGCTCGGTGCCGACGAGGCGTGGTCGCTGATGCCCAAGTCCGAGAGCGATTCGGCCATGCTGACCGACGAAATCGCGCAGGCGATGGCCGCTGCCTCGACGCTGCTGGAGGATGGCGACAAGGTGGCGGCGCGGATGGCCTTCAAGGACGCCTACAACCGGCTGGTCGAGAAGGCCAAGGTCGAAGGCCGCGCCCCGCGCTACTTCCCGTCGTTCGGCGGCGATCCGCTGGGGCGCGTGACTATGCTCGGCAACGCGGTGCAGAAGGGCCAGATCACGCTGGACGCCGCGACCGCTGCGCTGCCCGAGTACGGCCCCGACATCGTGCGCATGTGCGGCGTGACCAAGCATCCGCTGCTGGCCCCGCCGAAGCCCGAGAACGTGCAGCGCCTCAAGGCCCTGCTGCTGACCTTGAAGATGGGGGAATGATGAGCGACTGGCGACGCCTGGCAGCGGCAACGCACCCGTACAACACCACGCGCGGGCACGATCATCTGGCATGGGCCAAGCGCATCATGCTACGCGAACAGCACCGCGACCCCGAACTGATGGCGATTCAAGTGACGTTCGCCAAGCAGGCGCTCGGCCTGGTCGACAAGGCCAAGCCATGAGTAACGCCCTGCTCCTGCTCGCCCTTGCCATCCTCAGCGCCGAACTGGTGGTGGATCCGGCCTTCGGGCTGGCGCTGTGCGCGCTGGGGCTGCTGCTGATGCTGATTTTCACCTACCACCACAACAAGGGAGAAGAAGAATGAATATTTATCGTCATCAATTTGTCTGTGCATGCCCGAACAACAAGCAGCCGATCATTTGCCAATTAGAGATTCGGTCCCCCAAAATGATCTACGTCGAAAAGATCATCGCTGCGGTGGCGATCTATGCGCAGGAATTCCAAGAACCCCTGACCGACGACCTCGCCAGGCAATTCCCCGGCACGCAGGTAATGCTCAAGGCGCACCATCACGGCGTCGATATCGAAACGCACCGCTGCGTCGAAGCATGACCATCCACTACCACGGAACGCCGATCACGCCGCGCAAGGCTCTGTCTGAGCTGGCGGGGCGGTTCTTCTGTGTTTCGTGGGAGCGTCCCGACGATATCCAGTGGTGCCACGACCACGGCCAAGGGAATATGGTGGATAACGGCGCTTTTACCGACTGGATGCGCGCCATGAAGGAAGGCAAGGCCCCGCGCAGCAACTGGCACGAGTTCTACGAGTTCTGCGAAAAGTGGCTGGCTTGGCGTACCACTTGGGCGGTGATCCCCGATGTGATTATGGGAGACGCCGCGCAGAACGACATCTTAATTGCGCAATGGCCGCACGGGCAGCGCGGCGCGCCGGTATGGCACATGCACGAGCCAATCGACCGCCTCAAGAGGCTATGTGACGAGTGGGAGCGGGTTTGCATTGGCTCGTCGGCGCAATTCCAAGTCGTCGGGGCGATGAACTGGCATCACCGCATGACCGAGGCCATGAACGCGATTTGTCAGACCGGGCGCGTACCAGCTTGGCTGCACATGCTGCGCGGGATGAACGCCGCGCGCTGGGGCTATCCGTTTTCCAGCGTCGATAGCACCGACATTGCACGCAATCACAGCAGCCGTACAAAAACACCGCGCGAAATGGCCGACAGGTGGGATGCAATTCAATGCTCCCCCTTTTGGAAAAAACAATACACGCAAGCCGATTTACTAGACGCCGCCTAATAACCAGGGAGACACCCGATGACAATGCCCGAGCACGACGACCATGAGCCGCACCAGCCCACCGCCACCGAGCAGGCCAAGATGAGCATCCACGCCCACCGCGCCAAGCAGCTGGAGGTCAGCCGCGACTTGCTGCTGGCGGGCAGCCTGGCACGGGAAGCGGCCGAGGAAGCGGCGCAGCCATGAGCCGGGGCGCCACCTGCGGCGAGTGCCGCCATTACGCCTACCAGCAGGCCACGCACGGCCTCGCGCCCTGCCACGGCTTCGACGGCGAGCGCGGCCCGGTGGAGCCGTTGGTGCGCTTCGATGGTCCGTACTGCATCGCGTACGACCGCGCGCCACTGGCCGAGCGGCAGGCGCGGGGCCGCTGGATGGCGCAACAAAATGCCAACAAAGTGTAGAAAGGTGTTGACAGAGTTGTGTAATGGGAGGATAGTACGTTCATGGGCAGCGCACTGGGCGCGGCGAGAACTGGAGAAGAAAAATGAGCAAGCAAATCAAAGAGTTCGTGCAGGCAATCGAATGCGATTACCTGGAGCAAGCCGCCGCGACGTACAGCGGCATGAGCGAGGCCGATAAGGCTGCCGCCCTGGCTGCAATCCCGCAAGCGCAGGCCGCATACTTCGGCAGCTTCCTGGCTGGCCGCGCCTAACACCAACCCCGCGCCCGCTTCGGCGGGCCACAGGAGCCACCATGTTTGATGCCAGCTGCAAGCTGTTCATGAGCGGTGCCCACCGTTTCGGCGTGGTGCTGTCCGGCCCGAAGGTGGCGATCTTCGGCGGCGGGATTTGCGAAACCCACCCGTACCCGGATACCCCGACCGGGCACCTGGCGGCCAGCATCCACTTCCGCTCGCTCAACCTGGGGCGCCTGCTGGCGATTGCCGACGAGACGATGAAGCAGAAAGGCATAGCACATGAGTAACGAGAGCGACCGCGAGCTGCTGGAACTGGCAGCCAAGGCGGCAGGGGAGAGCCACCTTGTGCCATACAAAGCCGAGTGGTTGGAAGATGATGAAGCATGGAACCCGCTCACCGACGACGGCGACGCGCTGCGGCTGGCGGTAAAACTGCGGATCACGCCCCACATCGACGGCAATCTAACGGACGCAGAGAGCCAGCAAGGGTTCAGCGCAGAAGCACATTTCGACGACCCGTATGTCGCTACCCGCCGCGCCATCGTGCGCGCTGCTGCCGAGATCGGAAAGGCTATGCCATGAGCAAAATCCAAGCCGCCCGCGACCTGATCCGGCAGGGCAGGAAGCCGGCCGACGCCGCGCGCCTGAGCGGGGCCGACAAGAGCACGATCAGCCGCGACCCCGAATGCCGCCGACTGGTCAACCTGGCAGCCGCCGAGCGCCACGCGCTGCACGCCGAGATTGCCAAGTTGGAACAGAAGCGTGCAAAATTGGGCGTCCAGATCGACCAGCTCAAGGCCAAGGCCAAGGGAGGCGCATGAAGCGCGACGAATGCTGCAATGGCTCAGGAGATTGCCCGCGCCAAGGCCGCGATTGTCCGGTTGACCAGTATTCCGGCACGGCATGGGCATGGCTGATCCCGCTGTGGCTGATCATCATCGCGGTTGCCATCATCGGCACGGTGACCGCATGACGCACGAATGCCCGCGCTGCGGCGGCTCCGGCCACCGGCCAGAAACCTGTCGCTGGCCGCTCATCCCGGCACCGAAAGATGTTGATCAGAAACAGAAATAAGGGCAGAATTAACGCAGCCGCCTGACTGGCGTAACCAGTCACCATACGCATGGCGATTGATGGCGTTCAGTTCGGGTGTAGTCCGTTCTGTAAGGCTTCTACACCAGTCGCCAGTCGTGTGGTGAATGCGCAGGCTGATGCGCTAATGAATGAGCCGCCGACGACGAGGAAGCGGCAAGCCGGGATCAGCGCCGGCCACCACATTGAACACTCGCCGCAGCCGGTGGTCGGCAAACCCCGGTGCGCGCATCTCGGTTTGGGAAGCGGCTCCCTTACCCGGTATCTCCGGGGTATCAGCCGCGCCGGATGCGCCAAACAGAATTCCGGACGCCCGCTTATGCGGAGTTCGCCAGTTTCGGGGCCGATCAAACGCGCCATAGCCAACTGGGCCACGAAATAGCATCAGTTTGGACGTTGCCCCGCCGCGCAGCAATGCCGGTGGGGATTTTTTCGTCTAAGCAACGTTCCATGTTATGCTTTCCATACGGTCGCGGGACGGTATCTCGCAGGGGAAGGACAGCATGGCAGAGGAAAGCAAGCGGCAAACAGACTGGGAGCGGGTCGAGTACGACTACCGCGCCGGGCTGCTATCGGTACGGGAAATCGCGGATTCCCAAGGCATCTCACATACCGCCGTCAGCAAGCGCGCGAAGAAGGAAGGATGGGAGCGCGACCTCACCGCCAGGATCAAGGCCAAGGCCGAAGCGCTGGTTTCCAAAGCCGAGGTTTCCAAAGAGGTTGCCAATCAGCGGCTGGAAACCGAACGGGTCATTGTCGAATCGAACGCGCTGGCGATTGCCAATATCCGGCTGGCGCACCGCAAGGACATTTCCCGCGCCCGTAATGTGTCGCTCGACCTGCTGGCCGAACTGGAGCATGAGACCGCCAACCCAGAACTGTTCGAGGAACTCGGGGAACTGCTGCGCAGCGAGGACGACAAGGCACAGGACAAGCGCAACGACATTTACCGCCGCGTCATCTCCAGCGCTGGCCGCATCGACAGCATGAAGAAGCTGGCCGACACCCTCAAGACGCTGATCGGACTGGAGCGCGAGGCCTACGGGCTGGCCAATGCCGCCGATGGTGACAGTCCTGGCAGCAATCCGGCGCGCGGCGCGGTATTCAAGATCGTGCGCCCGGAATGAGCGACGTCGCGCCACTCGAAATCGAGCTGTTCGAGGCGTTCGAGTTCCTGCTGTACCCGAAACGGATCAAGGTCGCATTCGGCGGCCGGGGCGGTGCCAAGTCGGAAGAGATCGCGGAAATCCTGGTCTGGTACGCCTGGCAGCACGGCGACAAGATCCTGTGCGGGCGCGAATTCCAGAACTCGCTGGAGGAATCCTCGTATGCGCTGATCGAGGCGAAGATTGCCAAGTTCGGGCTGGGCGACTTCTTCAAGTGCCAGAACGACGGCATCTACGGGCGCAATGGCTCCTGCTTCAAGTTCGTCGGCCTGGCGCGCAACGTCACCTCGCTCAAGTCCAAGTTCGGCTTTAACAAGGTTTGGATCGAGGAAGCCGAGAACGTCAGCGACGACACTTGGAAAGTCTTGATACCAACCGTGCGCGAGGCTGATTCGGAAATCTGGATCAGCTTCAACCCGAACGAGATCGACGCCCCGACCTATACCCGCTTCGTGCTGCCCTACCTCGACACCATCCGCGCGCAGGGCTATTACGAGGACGACTACACCTACGTGCGCCGGGTGTCGTACCGCGACAATCCGAAGTTCCCGGAAGTGCTGCGCATCGAGATGGAGCGCGACAAGGCGCACAACTACAAGAAATACCTGCACGTGTGGGAAGGCGAGTGCAACGCCGACTACGAGGACTCGGTGATCGAACCGGAATGGTTCGACGCCGCCATCGACGCCCACCTCAGGCTGCACTACAAGCCACGCGGCGAGCGGGTACTCGGCTTCGACCCGGCCGACGCCGGCAGCGACGCCAAGGCCACCGCCCGCCGCTACGGCATGTTCGTGGAGGACGTGCGCAAGTGGAGCGACGGCGATATCGACGACGCCATCGCCAGGGCTTTTGACGAGGCCTTCGACCAGCGTGCCGACCTGATCGTGTACGACAGCATCGGGGTCGGTGCCGGGGTCAAGGTCGGGCTGAAGGAGCGCATCGCCGGGCGCAACATCGAGGTGCAGGGCTTCGGGGCCGGGGATTCGCCATGGCCGGGCAAGTACAAGGACGACCGCCTCAACGAAGATGTGTTTCGCAACCTGCGCGCAATGGGCTGGTGGCTGCTGCGCGACCGCTTCGAGAACACCTACAAGGCGGTCACCAAAGGCGAATACTTCGATCCAGCCCAGTTAATCAGCCTGTCATCCGAGATCAAGGATCTGGAACAACTCAAGACCGAACTGGTGCGCCAGCAGCGCAAGCGCACCTCCGGTTCGCGCCTGATCCAACTGGTCAGCAAGGACGAAATGCGCGCCAAGAAGATCCCATCCCCGAACATGGCCGACGCCCTAATGATGTGCTTCATGAGCCGCGACAAGCCGCCCCCGGTCCAATCGGTGATGCCGGAGCCGATCCGCTCCGCATGGCGCCGATAGCGCATTTCTTTCCCTTTTGCAAGCGATAGCGTTAAACTATCGGTATTGCAATAAAAAAGGGCCGCGCGCTATGTCTGGGATTTCTAAGGAAGAACGCCTGAAACGCGTCCATGCGCGCGCCTACAGCCGCATCAACAAGGCGCAGGCCACGCTGGGTGGCGAGCGGCTCCAGTGCCTGCAAGACCGGCGCTTCGCCTCGGTCACCGGGGCGCAATGGGAGGGCAAGCTCGGCGAGCAGTTCGCCAACAAGCCGCGCTTCGAGATGAACAAGGTGCACCTGGCGGTGATCCGCATCTTCAACGAGTACCGCGCCAACCGCATCACGGTCGACTTCACCAGCAAGGACGGTTCCCAGAACGACCGGCTGGCCGACGCCTGCGACGGCCTGTTTCGCGCCGACGAGCAGGACTCGGGCGCGCAGGAAGCCTACGACAACATGTTCGACGAGGGCGTGTCGGGCGGGTTCGGCGCCTGCCGCCTGACCACCTGCTACGAGGACGACGCCGACGAGGACGACACCCGCCAGCGCATCAAGATCATCCCGGTCACCGACGCCGATGCGTGCGTGTTCTTCGACCTCGACGCCAAGCGCCAGGACAAGGCCGACGCCCAATGGGGCGTGGTGCTGACCGGCATGAGCCGCGACGCCTACACCGAGAAATACGACGACAACCCGGCCACATGGGACAAGCAGATCCACCAGAGCGAATTCGACTGGGCCACGCCGGAAGCGGTGTACGTGGCCGAATACTACGAGATCGAGCAGCAGACCCAGACCGTCCACGTGTTTCAGGGCATGGCCTTGGGCGAGGGCGAGCCGAACGAGTTGCGCTTCACGGATGAGGAACTGGACGCCGAAGGCAAGCGCGCGGAATTGCAGGCCACCGGCTTTCGCGCGGTGCGCAGCAAGCGCATCACGGTGCAGCGGGTCCACAAGTACATCCTGTCCGGCAACAAGGTGCTGGAGGATGGCGGCCTGATCGCCGGTTGCCACATTCCCATTGTCCCGTTCTACGGCAAGCGCTGGTTCGTGGACGGGGTCGAGCGCTGCATGGGGCACGTACGGCTGGCCAAGGACGCCCAGCAACTGGCCAACATGCTGCGTTCGTGGCTGGCCGAGATGGCGGCCCGCTTCGACGTCGAAAAACCGATCTTCACCCCCGAGCAGATGCTGGGCCATACCGGCATGTGGTCGGCCGACAACATCGAGCGCTACCCGTACCTGCTGGTCAACCCGATGACCGACGCCAACGGCCAGAAACTGCCGGCCGGGCCGATTGGCTACACCAAGGCGCCGCTGATCCCGCCCGCGATGGCCGGGCTGATGCAGATTTCGGAACAGGACTTGCAGGACTTGCTGGGCAACCAGCAGGCGGGCGAGCAGATCCAGGCGAACGTGTCGGCCAAGGCGGTCGAGCTGGTGCAGAACAAGCTCGACATGCAGACCTATATCTACATGGACAACTTCGCCAAGGCGGTCAAGCGCATCGGGGAAGTCTGGCTCGGCATGGCCAAGGACGTGTACGTCGAGGACGGCCGCAAGATGAAATCGGTCAGCCACGACGGCGCGGTCGGCAGCATTGAATTGTACCGGCCCACCGTGGACGAGTCCGGCGCCCATGTGCTGGAAAACGATCTGGGCAAGGCCAAGTTCGATGTGAATGTCGAGGTCGGCCCGTCCAGCTCCAGCAAGCGCGCCGCCACCGTGCGCGCGCTGACCGGGATGATGCAGGTCACGCAGGACCCGGAAACCCTGGCGGTGCTGTCGTCGATGTCGATGCTCAACATGGAAGGCGAGGGACTGGCCGACGTGCGCGACTTCTTCCGCAACAAGATGGTGCGGATGGGCGTGGTCAAGCCGACCGACGAGGAAAAGGCGGCGCTGGCGCAGGAGCAGACCAATGCCGCGCCGGATCCGAATGCCCAGTTCCTGCAAGCCTCGGCCGCCAAGGCGCTGGCCGACGCCAAGAAAGCCGACGCCGACGCGCTGCTGACCGAAGCGAAGGTCGGCCAGACCAACGCCGACACCATCGCCACCCTGGCCGGGGTCGAGCAGGGTCGCGAGCAGCATGCGGTGGATCTGGCGACCCAGCTCGGCGCGCACGGGCTGGAGCAGCGCCAGGCGGCCCTGGCCGAACAGCAGGCGGCGCAGCAGATGGCGCAACCACCGGCCGCAACCCCGTGAGTGCCTATTGTTGTTGCAAATCAAATAGTTTCAATCTATCATCCTCCCATGGTTTCCACCGAGCCATATCGGTGAGTCAAAAGGGAGTCGTATGACATTACTGGCAGATAACGACGATGTGATCGAAGTGGATCAGGCCGACCCGGCCGGGCAGGTGGTGGCTGAGCAGCAAGCGGACGAGACGTCCGGCGCTGCGCAGACCGAACAACCTTCGGACGAGACGGCAGAGGACGAGGTAATCGTCACCATCGGCAATGCGGAGCCGCCGCCCGCAGACGAGGATGAGTTCAACGGGAAACCAGCGCCGCAGTTCGTCAAGGATCTGCGCAAGTCGGACCGCGAGAAGGCCAAGCGCATCCGCGAACTGGAAGCCAAGCTGGCCGAGCAGGCATCGCCCAGCAGCCAAGCCACGGTGGCCAAGCCGACCCTGGCCGACTGCGACTACGACGAGGAAGCCTTCGAGACGAAGCTGACCGCGTGGCAGGAGCAGGAACGCGCCCGCAAGGCCGAGCAGGAAGCGCAAGCCGAGCAGCAGCGCAAGGCGCAGGAGGACTACCAGTCGCGCCTGACCGCGTTCGCCACTGAAAAGGCGGCGCTCAAGGTGCGCGATTACGAGGACGCCGAAGCGGTGGTCGACGGGCTGTTTTCCCCGACCCAGATCGGCATCATCGTGCACGCCGCCGCCAAGCCCGCCACGCTGAAATACGCGCTCGGCAAGAATCCCGCCGAAGTCCAGAAACTCGCCTCGATCACCGACCCCGTGAAGTTCGCCTTTGCGGTTGCCAAGCTGGAGGACAAATTGTCCGTCACCAACCGCAAGCCCCCGCCGCCACCGGAAACCGTGGTGCGCGGCTCAGCGCCGGCCGCAGGGTCGGTGGACGCCAAACTCGCGCAACTCGAAGCCGAGGCCGATCGTACCGGAGACCGTTCCAAGGTCGCCGCCTACCGCCGCCAGCAGCTTCGCAGCGCCACCTGATAGGAGCCATTCATGGCCACTGCATTTAGCAAGCAAGAAACCGTCCTGTTCGACGAACTGATCGCCGGCTTCGACGACACCCTCACCATTGGCAAGAACGTGTCCAAGTTCAACGCCGACGCCACCGTGCTGGAGCGCTCGCAAGGCACCCAGATCTGGCGCCCGGTCCCGTATGTCAGCGTCTCGGTCGACGGCGCCGCCGGCACCGATATCTCGGCCTCGTTCGCCGACGTTACCCAGCTGTCGGTGCCGATTGGCCTGGGCTACAACAAGTCGGTGCCGTGGACCATGACGTCTGACGACCTGAACGACCCGCAGCAGCGCGAGCGCAAGCTGAAAAGCGCGATGTCGCGCCTGGCCACCGACATCAACCTGGCCTGCGCCACCGTGGCCGGCCAGCAGGGTACGCTGGTGGTCAAGCGCACCAGCGCTGCCTCCGGCTACGACGACCTGTCGCTGGCCGACGCCCTGATGATCGAGCAGGGCCTGGTGGGCGACGCCTCGCGCCGGGTGGCGGTGCTGCACGCCCGCGACTACAACGCGATGGCCGGCAACCTGGCCAAGCCGCAGACCTCGGCCAACCCGAAGGTGAATACCGCCTACGAGAAGGCGTTCGTTGGCAACGTGTCCGGCTTCGACACCTTCAAGTCGGACTACACCTACCGCCTGACGGCGGCGGCCGGCGTGACCGTGACCATCAACGAAGCCACCGCCGCCAATCGCCGTTTCGTGCCGCGCGCCACCTCGACCGCGACCACGGGCGAGACCGGCAACGTCGACAACCGCTACATGAACATCACCATCGCCGTGACCTCCGGCACGGTCAAGGTGGGCGACCGCTTCACCATCGCGGGCGTCAACGCGGTGCACCACATCAGCAAGGTCGACACCGGCCAGCTCAAGACCTTCACCATCACCGGCATCGTGTCCGGTGCCGGTGGCTCGGGCGTGATCACGTTCTCGCCGCCGATCATCGCGGCCGACTCGTCCCCGACCCAGGCCGAATCCGAGTACAAGAACGTGACCGCGACCCCGGCCAACGGCGCTGCGATCACGTTCCTGAACACGGTGTCGAGCAACGTCTGCGCGTTCTGGGACGAGCGCGCCATCGAGCTGCTGCCGGGCCGCAACGGTGTCGATGACGGCCTGACCGCCGCCGGGGCCGGCTTCATGCGCGCCACCACCGAGCTGGGCATCGACGTGATCATGTACAAGTTCTTCGACATCAACACGAAGAAGTACAAGTACCGTACCGACACCCGTTTCGGCGTCGGCATGACCAACCCGGAAATGGCGGGCCTGATCCTGTTCAGCCAGACCTGATGCACTGACCTCCGGCTCGGCCGGTGTCTGCGGCCCGCCCTCACCCAGCGGGCCGTTTTTACAAGGAATCACCATGCTCCGATCCCTGATCGACCGCCTCACCGGCAAGGACGCGCCCGTCGCTGCCCCGGTCGTGGCCGACCCCGACCCGCGCGGCCCGGCCGGCACCCGCGTGCACCATGAATACTTCGTGGCCGACGCCCCCGATGGCAACGGCCAGTGGGCGTGGCTGTGCCGCGTGTACGCGCAGAACGGTGCTGCCAGCGAGGAACGCGGGCTGGCCCCGAATCCGCAGGTGGCGCGCGATGCCGCGCTGAGCTGGGCCAACGCGACCAAGGCCGGGCTGCGGGGTGCGCCATGACGATGGGCCTGTCGACCACCCTGCGCAACACCCGTGCCAACGCGATCAAGACCGCCGTCGACGCGGGCGGCGCGGCCGGCTTCCTGCGCGTGTATGACGGCTCCCGTCCGGCGACCGGCGGCACTGCCACCACCCTGCTGGCCGAGCTGACCTTCAGCTTCCCCAGCGCGGCAGCGTCATCCGGCGGCGTGCTGACCTTCTCGGCGGTCACTGCCGACGCCTCCGCGAACGCGACCGGCACCGCGACCTGGTGCCGCATCGTCGACTCGACCGGTGCCTTCGTGCTAGACGGCTCGGTGGGCACCGCCGGGGCTGACTACATCCTCAACACGGTGTCGATCACCTCCGGCGTGCAGGTGTCGTGCTCGTCGGCCGTGATCACAGAAGGAAATGCCTGATGGCCTACGCCGACATTTTCAACGCCGCTAACGATCTGCTGTTTCAAGGCCGCTGCCAGGTCGCCATGTGGACCGCCGCGCAGGACATCATGGCCGAATCGCCATTGACCGACCACCACCAGCAACGGGCCGACTGGGCCAATGTGGTGTTGCAGGACAAGGCCAAGGTCAGCCCGCGCCAGGTCGCCATGCAGGTGCTGCGCAATGCGACCATCGCCGCCAATCCCGGTGCGGCGAGCGACGGCGATATCCAGTTCCAGATCAATTCGGTGATCGCTAACCTGATCGCGCTGGGGTAAGCCATGGCCGACTTTAAGACCAAATACCCGGCCACCTCCAGCATTGCGCTGACGCTCGGCGTGGCCTCACTGGCGTCCGACACCAACCTGCTGGCCGGGCGCGCCTCGACGGCGGTCGACAACACCAGCAACCTCGACCTCGACCACCTGGTGAGCGGGGTCGTGATGACCGGCACCACGCCCACGGTGAACACCACCATCGAGGTGTGGGCGTACGCCAGCTACAAGACGGCTTCCGGCACCCCGACCTACCCCGATACGATCACCGGCACCGACGCCAACAAGACGCTGACCAACAGCGGCACCAAGGCGTCCGCCCTGCGGCTGGTGGCCTCCATCGTGGTCACGGCGACTTCCAACGTGGCCTACCCGTTCGCCCCGGTCAGCATTGCCAGCCTGTTCGGCGCGATGCCCAAGTTCTGGGGCCTGTTCGTGGTGCACAACACCGGGGCCGCGCTGAATGCCACGGCCGGCAACCACGACTTCCAGTACGAGCGCATCCAGGCGCAATCGGTCTAGATGATCCGTCCGTTCGCCGCCCGCCGCACAAGGCAGCCGCAGCAGGCGGTGCGCCTCGACTGGTCGCACCCGCTGGCCAGGAGCCTCGCGTTGGCGTGGGTGGCGTCGGCGGGCGACCTCGACCTTGTTACCGGCAAATCCGGCAGCACCGAAGGCACCCGTGCGGTCAATCAGCCGTTCGCTGGCCGGATCGGGCGCAAGTTTTCCGGCAACGGCGACATCAGCTTCGGCACCCGGCCCGACCTGAGCTTTAGCGGGCTGAGCAACCAGACCCTGTTCGCGGAAGTGTTCATTCCCGACACCAGCAGCGTGTCGAACTTCGTCTGCGGCCGGGTGCAATCGAACTGGGACTATTCGCTGTCGATCAGCAGCGCGAATCAGCAGTTCGCGTTCGGCACCGGCGGCCAGGCGGGCGGCAACTCGGTCTTGGTCCCCGCTGCTTCCGTGGGCGGCGGCTTGGACCCGTATCGGGGGCGCCCGGTCCCGCTGTGCGGCACCTACGACAAGGTCACCGCCAAGCTGTACGTCGATGGCATCCTGAAGAACAGCGCCGCGCTGTCGGGATCGTTCCCGAACGACACTGACCAGTTCGCCATCGGCTCGCGCGGCGGCGGCAACCAGGCCGGCCAGCAGCTCTCGGGCGCCTACGTCAGCATCGTGCTGATCTTCAAGCGCACCCTGAGCGATGCCGAAGTCGCCAGCCTGTCGGCCAACCCGTGGCAGCTGTTCGCCAGTGCGCCGAGCCAGCTGATGGCAGAGGCGGCCAGCAGTGGCGTCAGTGGCACCTTCGCCGCCACGCTGGGCGATGCTGCACTGGCCGGCACCGGCAGCGTCACCAATCCGGGCGCGTTCGCGGCGACCTTGGCCAATGCCAGTTTGGCAGCCTCCGGGACGGTGGCGACCGCGCCGACCGGTGCCCTGTCCAGCACCTTGGCGAATGCGACCATGGCTGCCAGCGGTACCGCGCTTAACGCGGGAGCGCTGGCCAGCACCTTGCAGGACGCCACCATGAGCGCAAGCGGCGCGCTGCGCAATCCGGGCACGTTCGCCGCCACGCTGGCGAATGCCACGCTGAGCGCCAGCGGGACCATCGCGCCGAACGCCACCGGCACGCTGGGCAGCACGCTCGACAATGCAGTGCTGGCGGCCGGCGGCTTCGTCGGCATCCCGCCGGCCGCGCCCGACCTGTTCCTGCGCCTGCCGAAAAACCCGCGCCATTTCGTGCCCTTGCACTAGGTTAATTGATATACTTGCGGCAATAGGAGAATGCTATGAGCCACACCATGCTGTACCGCTGCCCCGGCCCGCATGCCATCCATGGCGGCCTGTACGACTACGAGGTGGTGCCGGACTCCGAGATCGACGCCGCGCTGGCGCATGGCTGGTTCCGTACCACGCCGGAAGCCAAGGCCGCGCACGAGGCGATCAAGGACGACCAACCGACCCGCGCCGCACTGGAGCAGCAGGCCACCGCGCTGGGCATCAAGTTCGACGGCCGCACCGGCGACAAGACGCTGGCCGACAAGATCGCGCAAGCGGGCAAGGGCTGACCATGTGGACCAAGCAGGAGCTGATCGAGCAGGCGTTTGCCGAGATTGGTCTCGCGGTCGACGTGTTCAACGTGGCCCCGGAGCAACTGGCGCGCGCCATGAACAGCCTTGATGCGCTGATGGCGACCTGGAATGCCAAGGGCTTGCGGCTCGGCTATGCGCTGCCGTCCACGCCGGGCAGTTCGAACCTCGACGACGACTCCGGCCTGCCGGACGGGGCCAACGAGGCGGCGTTCCTGAACCTGGCGCTGCGCATCGCACCGGGTGTTGGCAAGCAGGTGCTGCCGGCCACCCAGATTGCCGCCAAGGAAGCGCTCGACGTGCTGATGCTGGGCGCGGCCTTCCCCGCCAGCCAGCAACTGCCGGGCACCCTGCCGCGCGGGGCCGGCAACAAGCCATGGCGCAGCCAGCAGCCGTTCTTCCCGGAGCCGACCGCCCCGCTGGAAACGGCGCTTGGGGCCGACCCGCTCACCTTCGACTGAGGACATCATGACCACCATCAACCAACTGCCTGCGGTCGACGCCCTGTCCGGCGGCGACCTGCTGCCGGTATTCAATACCGCGAACGGCGACGCCCGCAAGGCCTCGCTGACCGCCGTCAAGGAGTTCGTGCAGGACGGCTTCGTGCCGGACGGCGGGGTGCTGGCCATTTCCGGCTACTACAGCATGCGCAAGGTGCCGGTGACCCCGCTGACGATTGCGGTCGGCACCAGCTACGCCAATTTCGCCAACTACGACAGCCCGGCGATGACGTTCCCGGCCGGTCGCACCAGCATTGCCGGGATGATCACGGTGGGCGAATTCGTGATGCAGCGCGACGTCGCCGCCGTCGAGTTCTGGGCCGCGATGACCGGCACATGGCCGACCAACCGCGACCTGACCCTGGCGATTCTGGTCGGCACCGACGCCACACCGTACGAATCGGCCTCCAAGTTCATCGGCGCCGGGCGCGGCGCGACCAACCTCGTCTCCGCGATGTTCGGCAGCCCGGTGGTCAACCTGAACAACCCCGGCGGCACCATCAAGGCCGGTGAAAAAGTGCGGCTGGTGGCCAAGATGAACATTGCCGACAACATGGACCTGACCCGCCTGACCTTCGTGGTCAAGACCCTCGACGGTATCTGATAGGAAAAAACTATGACGATTCGCCAGCCTGTATATCCCGCCTATGGCAGCGGCCAAGTCCTGACCCCGGCGGCGGCTTCGGCCACTGCGACCATCCGTGCCGGCAACAAGCAGCTGATCCTGACCAACCTCGGCACCAACGTCTGCTATGTGCGGATCGGCCAGACCGGGCTGGGCGCGGCCACCACCGCCGACTACCCGATCCCGGCCGGGGCGCAGGTGGTGGTGACTCGCGCCGAGTCGGACACCCAGCTGTCGCACATCTCGGCGGCCGGCACCACTTTGCACGTGATGAACGCCGAAGGGTTCTGACCCGGCCATGCAGATCAGCGTGATCGAGGGCATCTTTACCGACGCGGCAGCCGAGTTCCGCAGTGCCTTGCCGCGCAACATGGTGGTGGTGCCGAAGAGCCAGGGCATCAGCAGCGGCTACCTGCGCCCGGCCGAAGGGATCGTGCAGCGCGGCACCGGCCCCGGCCTCGACCGGGGCGGCATCGCCTGGAACGGGCAGCAGTACCGGGTGATGGGCGCGCAACTGGTGCGGGTCGCTGCCGATGGCGGCACGACCGCGCTGGGCGCGATTGCCGGGTCTGGGCAGGTCACGTTCACCTACTCGTTCGACCGGCTGGCGATTGCCGGCGGCGGCCTGCTGTATTACTACGACGGTGCCAGTCTGGTGCAGGTCACCGACCCCGACCTCGGCCCGGTGCTCGACGTGGTGTGGGTTGACGGCTACTTCATGGCCACCGATGGCGCGTCCCTGGTGCAGACCGAGCTGAACGACCCGACCAGCGTCAACCCGCTCAAGTACGGCTCGTCGGAAGCGGACCCGGACCCGATCATGGGCGTGTTGCTGCTGCGCGACGAACTGTATGCGGTCAACCGCTACAGCATCGAGCAGTTCAACAACATTGGTGGCAACTTGTTCGCGTTCCAGCGCAACGAAGGGGCGTATATCGGGCGCGGGGCCATCGGCACCCATGCCAAAGCCGTGTATGCGGATGCAATCGCATTTCTCGGCGGCGGGCGCAACGAGCCGCCGGCCGTCTGGCTCGGGCTGAACGGTGCCAGCCAGAAGATCTCGACGCGCGAAATCGAGGCCCTGCTGCTGGCCTACACCGAAGCGCAACTGGCGCAGTGCGTGCTGGAGGCGCGCAATGCGAAGGCGCACCAGTGGCTGTACCTGCACCTGCCCGACCGCACGCTGGTGTATGACGCTGCCGCCTCGGCGGTGGTGCAGCAGCCGGTGTGGGTCGAACTGGGTTCGGCGGTCGCCGGGCCGGGCCAGTACCGGGCCCGGAATTTCGTCTGGTGCCACGACGCCTGGTGGTGCGCCGACCCGACCTCGCCCGCCATTGGCGTGCTGGACGACCGGATCGCCACCCATTACGGGGCAGTGGTCGGCTGGGAGTTCTCGACCCAGATCGTCTACAACGCCAGCATGGGCGCATTGTTCCACCAGCTGGAACTGGTGGCGCTGCCGGGCCGGGTGGCATTCGGTGCCGAGCCAGTAGTGTGGGCCTCGTACTCGCTGGACGGCGAAACGTGGAGCCAGGAAAAGCCGTGCCGCGCCGGCCGCCAGGGCGAGCGCCTGCGGCGCCTGACCTGGCTGGCGAATGGATCGATGGCCAACTGGCGCATCCAGAAGTTCCGGGGCACCTCGGACGCCCATCTGGCGGTGGCGCGGCTGGAAGCGCAACTGGAGCCGCTGAATGCCTAAGCTGATGCTGGACCGCCAAACGCTGTCAGTGCTGTGCAACGGCAACCAGCAGGCCATCCGCGCGTTCGAGCAGATGCTCGAATTCGTTGGCAGCACCGCCCCGGACGACATGGACGCCTTGCTGGCCTTGGTTAGCGGGGTGCGCAGCAGTGCCAGTGCCCTCAATGCGCTCGATGCCCGCCTGTCGGCGCTGGAGCGGCAAGTCGGCCAACGCGCCAACCTGTCGGCCATCCTGGCGCGGCTCGACGCCTTGGAGGCGCAAGTGGCACGCGGCACCAACCTGTCGGCCCTGACGGCGCGCATTTCCCATCTCGAACAACTCACCGGACCCTGACCATGGCCCTGACCTTTTCGCAACTGTTCGCTTCCAAACAAGTCAACAACGCGGCTCCCGATACCCTGTTCACGGTTGCGGCCAGCCCGACCAACACGATCCTGCGCAATGGCCGGATCCGCTTCGCCAACACCACGGCCGGGGCGGTGACGATCAAGGCGTGGGCGGTGCCGGCGGCAGGCACGGCGGCAGACGCCAACGTGTTCCTGCCGACCCTGTCGCTGACGGCCAACACCTACGCCGACGTCGACATGCCGGTGCTGGGGGCGGGCGGCTTCGTGCAGGCGCAGGCCGGTGCTGCGGCCAGCATCACCGCTTCGATGCTGGACGGCTTCACCCAGAGTTGATAGTTCGATCATGTATTGATTGCCATTGCCGATAGAAAACTTCTATAATCGGAGCTAGCTGAGAGAACGGGCCGCCAGCAGCTCATGCCCCTGCCAAGGAGACCGAATGCCGCGTGATGCGCTCCAGCCACCCCAGCCCCCGCTGCGCGCCGACGTCGAGCGCCTGGAAGCGGCGATGCTGGCACTGCCGCAGCTGGACATTCCGGTGCAGCATGGCTTCGGTCCCGGCTTCTACGCCCGCTCGATCCTGATCCCGGCCGGGGCCACGCTGACCGGCAAGATCCACGCCACCGCGCACATCTTCATGGTGACGCAGGGCGACATTACCCTGATCACCGACGAGGGCGTGCAGCGGGTTCAAGCCCCCTACCAGGCGATCTGCCAGCCCGGCATCAAGCGCGCCGGCCACGCCCATACCGATACCGTGTGCGTGAACATCCACATCACCCCCGAAACCGACCTCGGCAAATTGGAGGCGGCACTGATCGCCGCGCCCGCCTTGCCCTCCCCAAAGGAGCCCGCATGTCTTGGATAGCCGCCGCCGTCGTTGGCGGCACCGTCGTGGGCGGCGTGCTGTCGTCCAACAGCCAGAAAAACGCCGCCGAGACGGCCGCCAATGCGCAGACCCAGTCGGCGCAACTGGGCATCGAGGAACAGCGCCGCCAATTCGACCAGATCCGGCAGTTGCTTGACCCCTACACCAAGGCGGGCACCGGGGCCTTGGGCGCGCAGCAGGATTTGCTTGGACTGAACGGTGGGACCGCCCAGCAAACTGCAATTGGCGGCATCCAGAATTCGCCGCAGTTCCAGGCGCTCCAGCAGCAGGGCGAGGATGCAATCCTGGCCAACGCGTCCGCGACCGGCGGCCTGCGCGGCGGCAATACGCAAGGTGCGCTGGCCCAGTTCCGGCCGCAACTGCTGGCCCAGCTGATCAACGAGCAGTACAGCAAGTTGGGCGGCCTGACCAGCGTCGGCCAGAACGCGGCGGCCGGCACCGGCAACGCGGGGATGCAGAGCGGCAACCAGATCACCCAATTGCTGCAACAGCAGGGCGCGGCGCAGGCCGGCAATGCGCTGGCCGCCGGCAAGGCCAACAGCCAGCTCTACAGCACCCTCGGCGGCGCGTTCGGCAACTTCATGGGAGCCAAATTCTGATGGACCCGATTGACTACAGCAGTGCGTTCAGCAACGTGGTGTCGCCGTATGCCGCCGTGGTGGGCGGGATGAAGGACGGCATCGCGCTCCAGCAGTTGCAAGCCGAGCGCCAGCAGACACAGGCCAAACTGGCGCAGCAGCAGCAACAGCAGGCCGACCTGCAAGCGCTGGCCGCCAACCCGACCACGGCGGGTATTGCGCAACTGTCGATCAAGTATCCGGGCCTGAGCGAAAGCTTCAAGCGCAGTTTCGACATCCTCGACCCGCAGGAGCAGCGCACCCGGCTGGAACAGGCGATGCCGGTCTACATGGCACTGGACAACAACAAGCCGGAAATCGCGGCGCAGGTACTGCGCGAACAAGCCACCGCCTTGCGTAACGGCGGGCGCGAGGACCAGGCCAAAGCCGCCGAAGCCAAGGCCAAGCTGATCGAGGACAACCCGGCAGCGGCCAAGATCGGGCTGGGCGGCCTGCTGGCGGCGGCCATCGGCCCCGACAAGTTCGCCAAGATGGCGGGCGACATCGGGGACGAGCGGCGCGCGCAGGAACAGGCCCCGGCCGAACTGGACAAGAAAGTGGCCGACGCCAGCACCGCCAAATCGGAAGCCACGCTGAAAGGCGCGCAGGCCAAGAACGCCGTCCAATTGGCGCTGCTCGACCTGCAAAAAAAGGGATGGGACATCAAGAACATCGAATCCGAGATCGGCGCACGCAGGGAGCAGAACCGGATTGCGGCAATGAATGCGGCGCTTGGGCGAGAAACCAATGATCTCAAGCGGCAGGAACTCGGGATCAAGATCCAAGAGGCGCAAACCGCCTTGCAGGACAAGGTGCGCGCCAAGGTGGCCGACGCCGAAAGTGCGGCGACCAACATCGACAACATGCTCAACACGATTGTCCGTGTCAAGCAGCATCCGGGCCTCGATTCCGTGGTCGGCTCGATCCAGGGCCGCCTGCCGGCCGTGATCAGCGACGAGAACGCGGACGCGATTGCGCTGATCGACACGCTCGGCTCGCAGGCGTTCCTGTCGCTGGTGCCGACCATGAAGGGCCAGGGCAGCCTGTCGAACGCCGAAGGCGAGAAGCTGCAAGCGGCGCTGCAAAACCTCAAGCGGGCGCAATCGGAAACGCAATTCAAGGCCAATCTGGACGAGGCGGCGCGGATCCTGACCAAAGGCCGCGCCAACGTCAGCAAGCGCTACGGCGTCCCGCTCGGCAATCCCGACACCCCGGCGGCGCCATTGGGCACGCGCCCGCCCCTGTCCTCGTTCGGAGGCTGACGAATGCCATTCGACGTTCAAGGGGCACGCGCGGCCGGCTACTCGGACAAGGAAATTGCCGACCACCTCGCACAAGACAGCAAGTTTGACTTGGCCGGCGCGCGCAAGGCCGGCTACTCCGACAGCGAGATCATCGGCCACCTGAGCGCGCCCCAGCCGGCGGCCAGCCAGATCCCGGTATCGGCCATGGAACGCGAATACAGCGCTCGTCAGCCAACCCCGGCGCCGAAACCGGCCGATCCGACCTTGGTCGATAAGATCCTCGGCGCGGGGGAAGCAGCAGGATCTCTGGCGACGGGCATTGTCGGCGGCACCCTGGGCACCATCGGCGGCACCTTGGGCGGCCTCGCAGGGGCGGTGGCAACCGGCGACTTCGGCACCCCGCAGGCGGCGCGCCAGATCGAGCAGGCGGCCGGCGAAGGCATGAGCGGCTTGACCTATGCGCCGCGCACCGAAGCCGGACGCCAGCAAACGGAGGCGGTCGGCAATGCGATGGCTGCCACCCTGCCGGTAGTACCGCTGACGGCCGAAGTCGGGGCCTTGGGGCGCGGCGCGGCCGGCGTGGCCGGGGCTGCACGCGACCTGTCGGCGGGCACGGCGGCGCGGGTCGGTACGGCGGCCACCAATGCGGTCGAACGGCTCCGGCAAGCCTCGCCCGAGATCGCGGCGCGGGTGCAGCGCACGCTCGGACGTCATCCCGAGCCGACTCCCGGCACGGCCGGCAGCGTGGGCGCGGCCGGCACCGACATGGCCACCCAGCGGCATGCGCTGGCCGACTCGCTGCCGGTGCCGATTGAACTGACAGCCGGCGAGGCGTCGCGCGAGCCAATTCCGCTGCGATTTGAGAATGAAGTTGCCAAGCAGGAGATTGGCGCACCGCTGCGCGAACGGGCGCTCGACACCAACAAGAAAATCAGCCAGAACTTCGACAACTACGTCGACCAGACCGGCACCACCACCACCGACAAGACCGAAGCGGCCAAGTCGGCGGTTAACGTGATCCGCAAGGAAGCGGCGCGCGACAAGGCCGAGATCCGGGTGGCCTACACCAACGCCGAGAAGTCGGCCGAAGGCGTGGCCCCGGTCCAGTTGGATGGCGTGGTGGACTTCCTCAACGAATCGGCCCCCGACCAGGCGGTGTCGAAGGTGCTGGAAGCAGCCCGCAAACGCGCGCTCCAGCTCGGCATCGCGGCAGAGGACGAAGCCGGCAATCTGGTGCCAATGGATACCACCGTCAAGAACGCCGAGCGATTCCGGCGCGCGATTGGCGAGGCCACCGACTACGAACCGACCAACATCCGCAACGCGGCGATGATGAAGGGGCTGATCGACAGCCAGACCGAAGCCGTGGCCGGGCCGTTGTACCGCACCGCCCGCCGGCTGCGCGAGAACTACGCCAACAAGTACGAAAACCGCGCCGTGATTGGCGACCTGATCGAGAACAAGCGCGGCAGCAAGGACCGCAAGGTGGCGCTGGAACACGTGTTTGACCGCGCCATCCTGAATGGCGACCGCGCCGAGCTGTCGCACCTGCGGGCGGTGCTGCAGACGGCCGGCGAGGACGGCAAGCAGGCGTGGAAGGACTTACAGGGCACCACCGCCCAGTGGCTCAAGGACGAAGCTTTCAAGAACTCGGCCACCGACGCCACCGGGGCACCGATTGCCAGCTATGCGCGCCTGAAAACCGCCATCGACAAGCTGGAGCGTGGCAAGCGGCTCGACTTCATCTTCGGCAAGCAGGGGGCGCAGCAGGTGCGCGATCTGGCCGAAGTGGTCAGCTACGTCAAGACCGCGCCGCCCGGCTTCATTAACAGCAGCAACACCGCGTCGACCATCCTGGCCGCCTTGGGCGAGGCCGGTGCCACCGGGGCCTTGACCGGCATCCCGGTGCCGGTGCTGTCGCTGATGCGCCTGCTGGCCAAGCACGCCAAGAACCGCGCCCTCGAAAAACGCATCACGCAGGCGCTCCATCCGCGCCGCCAACCGTAAAGGAACCCCATGCTCCCGGTCGAACAACCGTACAAAGTCTACACCGGACTCGATGGCAAGCCGCTCGATCAAGGCTATGTGTATTTCGGCCAGCCCGACCAGAACCCGGCCAACCCGGCCCAGCAGATTACCGTGTACTGGGACGCGGCCGGCACCCAGCCCGCCGTGCAGCCCTTGCGCACCGTGAACGGCTACATCGTGCGCGCCGGCACCCCGGCCAACGTGTTCGTGGATGTCGCCTATTCTGAGCTGGTGCTGGACAAGCAGCAGCGCCAGGTGGCCTATGCTCGCACCTCGGTGGAATTCAGCATTGCCGCGCTGGTGTCGACGTTCATCACCAATCTGGCCTCATCGATTGGTTCGTCGCTGATCGGCTTCCTTCAAGCCGGCGTCGGCGCCGTGCTGCGCACGGTGCAGGACAAGGAACGCGACACGGTCAACGTGTTCGACTTCATGAGCGCGGCCGAAATCGCGGACGCCAAGACCGGCACCCCGACCCTCGACCACACGGCCGGCATCCAGCGCGCCATCGATTACGCGCAATCCTTGGTGATCGCCTCGGCCGATGGAGTGGGCGACCCGGTGGGCGGCTGCGACGTGCTCCTGCGCGGGGTGTTCCGGGTCACCGGCCCGCTGCGGATCAACAAGAGCAATGTGTCGGTGATCGGCCAAGGCGGGACCACCATTTACGCCGATTACACCGCCAGTGCCGGGTATAACGGGGCCACGCCGGTGTTCATCGTCGGCACCGCCGAAGCGTGGCAGAACGCGGGCACGATCTTCACCAATGCCAAGTACAACCGGCTCAGCGGCATCCACGTCAAGACCCATCCGGGGCGGCTGCCGTTCATCGGCGTGCTGTTCTCCGGCACCCGCAATGCCCATATTTCCGACTGCCTGTTCGAGAACGGCTATTGCGGCGTCTACATGGAGAACACCTCCGAACTGCTAAGCGAGCAGGTCAGCGTGATCGGCTGCACCTACGGGGTAATCGCGGACAACCGGGGCAACCGGATCGCCTCGTCCAGCGTGCTCAACGTAGCCTGCGTCGACAACGACGTCAGCAGCAACACCTTCGTGATGACCACGCTCTATTACCCGCAACACACGGGGTTCCTGGCGATCAATGCCGGCACCACCACCATCAGCGGAATGACGATTGGAAACTTCAGCGAGAACCCGGTGCCGTTCCCCGGCCTGGGCCTGCCGCCCGACCATGCCGGCATCCACGTGCTGGGGGCGAACGTCAAGTGGACCCGCGCCATGGACGTGAATGGCGCGGTGCTGGAGCCAAGCCAGGCGCTGCAAATCGACTGCATCCGGATCGAATCGGCCACGCAAAACAATCCGGTGTCCGGGGTCAGCATCAACGGCGTGCACGTCCAGACCTTCGCGGCCGATTACGCGGGCGGCAAGTACACGGTGCTGCTGCGCATGCTGCAAAGCGGGCTGGGCACGATCAACAACGTGGTGCTGCGCGATTCCGGCTTCACCCCGCAGAATGTCGGCTATTACACCGGCACCATGTGCGTCAATAGCGGCACTGGCGAAGTCTCGTTCGATGGCTGCTATCCGGGGGCTGCGTTCGCCACCTCGTCGCTCGGCATCTATGGCTGGTTCCGGGGTGTCGAATACCTGGAGCGGGTGCCGCTGACCGCGTTCGTGCCGCCGGGCTGGGCGTCGGACGGCGTCACCGCCGGATGCAGCCTACAAGGCGGCTCGCTCGGCAATCCGGCCTACCTGCATTTCACCGGCAATACTGGCGTGATCGACATCTACAAGGATTTTATCTACCGCGAATTCACCCAGGAAATTCGCCAGGTATTCATTACCGCGCTGTACCGGGCCGATTGCGTCGGCGTATTCAAGGCGCGCGTCAATGGCGATGTCACGACCGACAGCGACATCGCCAGCCCGGCGAATATCCCGCGCTACAGCAATGCACTGATTGGCCCTGTCTTGCCGGGTTCGTCGACCGAGTGGCGGCGCATCGTGCTGTGCTTTAACCCGTTCGATGCGGGCTATTCATTCGACCGGGTGTTGTTCATTCTCGGCAAGGCAGTCAGCGCCACCAATGCCAACTTTGTCGATTTGCGCGATATCCGCATCGGCTACATGACCGGGGCCCCGGCCAAATATAACCCGTTCTCCTGATATTTTCCTAGATCATTATTTTCTGCAACAAACACTGTGCCAACTCGGTACAATCGATGTTGTTCAACAACAACTTGAGAGGATTCCATGAAACAGCACCTGAACGCGACCGGGGCCGGCGGCGGCAAGCAGCGCCCGACCGAAGAAGCGAAAGCCCCGGCCCCGAAGAAGAAGAAATGACCGGCTGGCGCGCGCGGCTCGGCATGGGGCTGTTGATGCTGGCGGCCCTGCTCGCGCACGCGCACGCCACCGCCGGCCTGCCGAATACGCCGCTGGCGCTGCTGGTGTTCCATGGCAGCGCGGCGCTGTGTGACGCCGCTTTGCTGCTGGCCTGCCCGGCGCTGTTGCATGGGCGGCTGTGCGACGACACCGAAACCTTGCTGCTGGCGTCGGTCATCGGCAACGCGGCCGGCTGGGCGCTGTACATGGCCTACGCGCCGCCCTTCCTTTACAACGCCTGCATGGGCGTACTCACCCTGGCGCAGGGCCTGCGACTTCTTTATGTGGACAATGACGATGCTGATTATCTGGGGCTGCATCTGGTTCGCGGTACTGATTTCGTGGGCGCGCAACCATATTTTACGAAGGCGCATCAATGAACGAAGCCGAAAACATCCAAGCCGCGCTGGAAACGGTCGCTAGCCACCCGAAAGTGGCGACCGTGGTGTCGGCGGCCACCGCCTCGATGGGCATGGCCACCCTGCTCAGCCAGATCAACACGGTGCTCGGCGCGATCTCGCTCGGGATCGGCTGCGTGGTCGGCGTCTACGTGCTGCGGATCAACGCCATCAAGCGCAAGATTTACCAGCGCATGCTCGACAACGGCGAATCGCTGAAGGAATAGTACATGGACCGCGCGAAACTGGCCGCACAATTGACCGTCGACGAGGGGCGCAAGTCGCGCATCTATCTCGACACGCGGGGCAAGTGGACCGGAGGAGTCGGCTTCAACTTTTCCGACTGCCCGATCCCCGGCCACATCATCGACGCCCTGCTCGACTACAAGATCGACGAGGCGCAGACCGAACTGGACCGCGTATTGCCGTGGTGGCGCACGCTGAATGACGCCCGCGCCAACGCCCTGTGCAACATGATGTTCCAGATGGGCACCGACAAGCTGCTCGGCTTCAAGAAAACGCTGGAACTGCTCAAGGCCGGGCGCTGGGACGCAGCCGCCACGGAGGCGCTCGATTCCGATTGGGCCAGGCAGACCCCGAACCGCGCCAAGCGCGTCACCGACATGATCCGCACAGGAGAATTCTGATGGACTGGAAAGCACTGGTAGGCACCGTGGCACCATGGATCGGCACCGCATTGACCGGGCCGCTGGGCGGGGCCGCAGTCGGCGCGCTGGCCAATGCGCTCGGGCTGAGCGACAAGACCGAAGCGAGCATCAAGCAAGCCTTGGCGGGCGTGTCGCCGGAACAGATGCTGGCGCTGAAAAACGCGGATCAGGCATTCGCCGTCAAGATGCAGGAACTCGGGTATGCCAACATCGAGCATCTGGCCGCGCTGGCGGTCGACAACACCAAGGACGCGCGCGCGATGCAAAGCGCCACCCGCAGCCGGATTCCCGCGATCCTGGCGATCATGATCACCTGCGGCTTCTTCGGCGTGCTGGCGGGCATGCTGTGCGGCGTGATGAAGGCGGCCGACAACCAGGCGCTGCTGCTGATGCTGGGCGCGCTCGGCGCCGCATGGGGCGCGGTGGTCAATTTCTTTTTCGGCAGCACGCATGAAAGCGGGCGAAAGAATGACCTGCTCGCGCAATCGGTGCCGGCCAAATGAAAACCCTAGCCCAGATCGACGCCGAGCGCCGGGCCGCGATCCTGGCCCATGCCCCGCTGCTGCCGAAACGGGCCTGCCACTACTGCGCCGAGCCGCTCGGCAAGGGTGCCTTGTGGTGCGCGACGTCCTGCGCCCAAAGCTACGAGGCCGAGCGCGACCAGCTACTGAACGGCATCCGCCCAGCCGGGTAGCACGGCCCGCTGGCGCCGGTCAAAGCCGCTTCTGCGCTCCTTGAACCAGCGCCACTTGTGGAAGGCGCGGCGCTCGCCACGGCGCAGGATCGGGGCGCGGTTCATGCGCTGTCCTTCCCGCCTGCTGGCGCGCGGTCGAGCCATGCAAGAATGTGCGCGCGGGTCGTGACCGTAATGTGTCCGTCAGGGTTGATCTCCGACCGCTTGCCGTCGCGCAGATACCAGTCGATGAACTTGTCGAGTCGTGCAGCATCCCGCGCCGCCTCACCCACTCCCCGGCCCGGTTCCGCGCTGGCGGCTGGCTTGGCTGCGAGAGCGGCGCGGGCGCACCATGCGTCCCATTGGTCTTGCACGAAGCCGGATGAGTACAGCCCATCACCGATGTAGTTGACGGCTTCGCCACGGTTCGACATATGCCGCTCGAACTCGTAGCGCTCGTCCACCTCGGCGGTGCTGGGCGCTGGCGGGGTGGCGCGTGGCGTGTCGTAAGCTACTGGAGGTGCCCAATCGAATGGTGCTTGGTTGTCGTCGCGGGTGCTCATTTGCTCTCTCCTTGTCCTGGCGCGCTGGCCTGCTTGCCTTCCTGTGCGGCGGCAATTGCTGCATGCACCTCGTCGGCCCGGTAGTAGTCCACGTCATGCTCAGTGTCGTCGCGCTGCAAGGTGGTCGGCAGGACGATGCTGGAGGGCTTGCCTTCCTGTGCGGCTGATGGGGCGAGCGATTGCCCTTTGATCTCAAGTGCAACCACGTTGCGCTGCCGTTCGTATTGCGTGCGATAGCGCCAGCCCCATAGGAAGAAGCCGTAGTAGGTACAGCTATCGCTGACTGTCCATCCGTCAGTGCCGACCTGTTCCTTGACCTGCTCCCACGCCCAATTCTCTGCTTGCGCGTTCGTCATGTAGGTGGCCGCTTCGTTGCTCGTATTCCCGCCCTCCGCGCGGGACCGGGCAGCCTCGGATTGATCGAGCGCAGCGGCAAGAACTGACCGCGCGCCGGCTGGGCCTTCCTTCGATACCACGCTGCACGCTTCCATCGCCTCAAGAAGTCGCGCAGCACGGTTGTAGCCGATAGCCAAGTGCCTTTGCACTAGGGAGATAGACGCGCGGTTATTCGCCCGCACGATCATCACGGCTTGGCGATAAAGTGGATCGTTCAGCCCGCGATTAACCTCGGAGTCGGCATGTTGTTGGCCCGCCGGTTCCGCGCGCAGGGCGGAATCACAAAGCGGCTGAGTCTGTTGGCCTGCCGGTGCCGCAGCAGGCGGCGCTACGTGCGCCTGCTGCTCGGCCGGCAGCTGGGCGCGATCTGCTGCGATGGCCTCGCGCTGGGCTTGGCGCATCTGCTCGGCGGTGTAGTATGCCCACGGCTTTGGCAGGTCGCCATGCTTGGCCGGACGCGGCAGCGGCGGCAGTCCTTCCTCGCCTTCCGCACCCATAGCGGCAGCAGGCGCGGCGCGGCGTGCCATGGCGATCAGTTCGAGCACGGTGTCAGGGGTAGCGGCTCGTATGAAGTCCTCGATTCGGTCAGTAACTCCTAAGGATGCTTCAGATGCCGCTTTTGCCAGCGCTTCCAGCTGGTCGAGGTTCAGTTCGTTGCTCATGGCTTTCCTTTCTCGGTAGCTGGGGCGGCGGGGATGACATCGCCGTAGCTGTCTTTTTTGAAGCCGAGCACGGCGTCGGAGGCAATTTGCATCCAAACACCGGGGCAGGCTTTCCGGTCGAGTGCTGTCCACATCCGCTGTTGCGCGCTCGTCAAAATCGCTTCCTCTGCGCCAGCATGCGCTGCCTGGGCTGCCTCTGCTTTCAGCGCGCGTTCTTTCCACAGGAGCATGGCGTCTTTGCCGAGCAGGTCATGGGCGAGGTCGAAATGTTCGCAAGACGTGGCAAGGCAAACGTTCAACTCCTTACCGCACTTGCATTCGTAGCTCGCGCTTGCCGTGGTGGCCGCCTGTCCGGTGGGCTGGATGGCGTCAACAATGGTGAGCCCGACCATGCGGCAGCCTTCGCCGTGCTCCAGCCAATTCTCGTTGGCGTGCCTGAGATAGCTTTCCGAGTTGCCCTTGAACAGCGCCGTATGCACCAACTTGCCGTCTTTCCGCACGACACCCCATGCAACAGGCTGGGCCGCTTCCAGTTCAGCGATGCGGGCGCGCAGGTCGGCAATATGGTCCAGCATCGCACGCTCGGTCGAACTCCCAGCTTGTCGGCGCTCCTGCCATGTCGGGATGTGCGCGCTCATGCAGCACCTCGCTGGGCGATGGCGGCCGTCGCACGGCTGATGAGGGAGTCGTGGCGCCGGCGCAACTCGTCCATGAACGCGGCAAACTTCGCTTCGTTCTGCACGATATCCACCGACATGCCGGCGCTGTCGGAGGTGTAGCTGACGAACTCGCGCAACAGGCCCAGCAAATCGTCGGGCGCAGCTTGCGGTGCTGGTTCGGTGCCGAATAACACTGCGTCGGAGAATGCGGCACAGTCGTCCGTATCCACGCTTTCGGTGCCGCTGTTAGTTGCGGAGAGGTGGGAGATAGCTGAGATTCGTTGGACAAGTACCGCCTCGCCGCTCAGTGGCGGCAGGCTCAGGAATTCTGATGCTACCGGGGCGTGCTTAGCGTAGTCTGCCAGCAGCGCCCGAATGTGCGCCAGCGCCTGCATGCGGTGCCCGTCAAACTGGAGTGCCAAGCGCCGCCAGGAATTCTCTGCGCTCTCGTCCTCGTCGCGATCCGCCTGCTGTCCGATAGCGGGGGCGCGCTGCTCGGATTTGAGCAAGGCGATGTGCGCCAGCAAGCACTCGACTTCATGGCGCAGTTGGATTTTGCCTTTGCTGTCGGCGTTCTCATGGGACAACCGGATTCGCTCGGTGCGCGCTTCGATAGATTCGCCGCTCGGTGCGCTGGCAGTAGGGGCGGCATCGAAATCGTTGTTCTTGTCGTTCATGGTTCAGAGTCCTTTCATGCCACGGAAAGCTTCATCGACGCGGGCGCGCCACTCGGCCATGGGAAAGCTGTAGGCGTACAGGAAGGCGATCAGTTCGCCCGCGGAAAAGCCGCCACGGCAGCCGCCGGTGACCATCGCTTCTTGTGGGGCGTACACGTGGCAGTAGACCGCGTAAGCGCGCATCGTCACGACTTGCGGGGCGTATGCTTGGTCATAGTCGCGCTTGCGCTGAACAGGATGCACTGCAGGTGCGCTGGCAGTAGGGGCGGCATCGGTGCCGCGCTTGGTGTTGGTGGTCATGCTGCATTCTCCATTGGGTAGGCTTCGCAGCTTTCGCTGCATCCACCGGATTCAAAGTCAAGCCCGAACTGGCGCGCGGCGTGCGAGCGCGTTTCCCTGATCGGGATGTAAGGCGTAACGCCAGCTTCGCGGGCCTGCGCTAGCAGTTGTTCGGTCGAGCGGTTACTACGGAACCAGACGCGCGGCTTGCCATCTTCGGTCGACTGGCCGTAATGCGGCGCGCCGTGCCAGCCGTATTGGCGTTCCATCGCGGCATTCCACTCGAAGGCTTCGGGGCGCTCGGCGTACACCTTGAACAGCTTGCGGTCGGATTTCTTGAAGCAGGTAACGCAGTTCCCGAAATGCTCATCCAGACCAAGCTGGAACGGCTGCGCCTCCCAAAAGTCGGCCACGTCTTGCTTGTCGCTCGGCCACACATCAACCAGTGGATACAGAATCTGGTTCAGGCCCGCCCGCGCCGACACCCTGCGGCTTTCGTCGATGCGGATGCCGATGGCCGTGTGGTAGTCATCCCAGCCAATCGAGCGCATGTATGAGTTCATGGCGTTGAGCTTCAATTCCCGGTTGCATGGCTCGAACTGGTAATTGGAAATGCCGTACTTCTTAATCACTTCCTCGAACGGCTCGCCGTTGCGCGAAGCGGTCTCGAAGCTGACCACGCGATGCCCCGCCGACCGTTCCTCGTCGTGAAATACCTGCGCCTCCAGCCATACGACGCCAAGGCCCCATTCCTTGTCGCACCGATCCACGAATTCCAAGGTCTTTTCATCCTCGCGCCCGGTGTTGGCGAACACAAACACGATTTCGTACAGGTCTGACCATTCGTCCTTGATGCGCTTCGCCATGTAGCCGCTGGTCTTGCCGCCGCTGAAGCTGACTTTCAGGCGCGGCTTAGCCATGCTGCTGCGCCCCTTCCGCATCCGGTGTGCCAGCAGTGCCGCCTGCCACGCCAACCATCGGGCATTTCTGCCAGTGTTCGGCCTTGCATTTCTCTTTCGAACGGTCAGCGCCGCATGTCGCGCAAACCATCGCGCCTTCCGTGCCGCTTGCCGGTGCCTGGCTGGTGCTGGTGGTGCGCAAAGCGTCGATTGCGGCCACGAAGTTCTCGTCCGTGTTGCCCCAGCGGGAAGGGCGGGGCAAGTCCAGCGTCCACACCGGCCCCTCAGCAGTGCCAGTCTCGGCGTATCCGATCAGGCGCACGACTTTACGGAACCGTTCCGCATCCCGCGCATCCTCGTCTGCGGTAGCGCGTGCCTCGGTGCTGCTCGGGGCGGTCAAATCGGCGCGGCTGTCGTTCGTATTTCCGCCCACGCGCGGAACCGGGGTGCCGCTGACTTCGTTCGGCGGCGACAAGTGCGCCCAGTGTGTGATTCCTTCGTTGGGGAACGACAGCCAGCCCTCCATGTTGGCCGCTGCGAAGCTTTCGGGATTATCTTGCGTGTCCCATTCGTCAATCCGGTACGGCTCGTCCTTATCGGCGGGGTAATAAACCAAAACCGAGACCCCTTCGGGCGGCTTGATCTCGCTGACGCGGTGCCATTCATGTTGGCCAGCGGGTGCCGCGAAGGGCGGCATTACATGGCTCTGCTGAGTCTGCTCGGGCTGTGCCTGTACTGCTTGCGGGGCGGCTGGTGCCGGGGTGGCTGGCGCTTCCCGGCGCAGCAGGCGCACGACAGCATCGAGCACGTTGGCGACGTTGTCGGCGGTCGGGCGCGGCGTGTTCGGATCGTTCGCCATCACCTCTTTGTAGACGGCATGGCCGTCGAACAGGATCGCCGGAATTCCGGTCGGGGTGGCTGGCGCGGCTTGAGCGGCGGCACGGGCTGCAAGCCACGAATCCATCATGTTGCCAACTTCATTCCAGCTGTCAGCGTGGCGCTCGATTAGGTGCCATGCAACGGCACCGTCCAGCTTGCCCCATTCCTGCGAGGTATCGGGCACGAAGTCAGGCGCGACCTTTGGCGCGGCTGGTGCGGGTAGTGGCGGGACAGGGGCGGCAGCCTCATCGGAAGGCAAATGCGTCCATTCGCACTTCTGCTCGACCGGGAAGATCGCGCCGCCCTTGCTCGACCAGTATTTATACACCGTGTTGAAGCTGGCGAGGCTTTTGACGTTACCCTGCATCGGGAAACGAATGAGAATTTCGCTGCCGTCCTGCGGAGCAGACCCCATCTCTTGCCATACTGCCTCGCCACTCTCTGTCTTAGTGGCGCGCAAAAATGGCTCAACGTCAGCGAATTTGACGAACTCGCCACCGCTGTTGACGAATAATCCGGCGGCGTAGTCGTAGTCAAAGCGCGTGATTGCGCTCGTATCGCCGCCATGGCGCGCGGCACTGGCCATGCCCGGCTGTTCGTTGTTCTCGTTCATGTGTTCTCCCTTGGTGGTGTTATGGTTAAATCGCGCGCTTCATGTCGAGTAGGCGCTGGGTTATCTCTACTGCCATCGGCTTGCCATCGTGCTTGTCAGGGTGGCAAAGCTGAATCAACTTTGCGATCTCTTCCTTGCTGAATTGCTCGGCGCGAGGAACGGCGCCGTGGCTCAAGAATTGCTCGCCGCCTTTTTTGTTGATTTGGCTAACAAGTTGGTTCCATTCGCGCAGCAAGGACCGGTATCGCGTTTCCGCAATCATGGCCCGCGCATGCATTGCGTCATAAGAGCTTTGGCGAACCAGCATAGTTACGCTCCGAGCTGGCCGAACAGGATGGCGACGAGCACCAGCCCGATGGCCACGTAGGCAGCGCGCTCGATCCACTTGTAGCGGCGCTGGGTGGCCTGGTAGTCCTGCCATGGCGTTGTAGGTGGGACGTGCGGTGGGCGCTTCATGCTTGCACCTTGGCCAGCAGCCGGTGCAGCTGGCTCACATCGGTGGCCGGCTCGGCGCGGTTGTCCATGCCTTCCAGCTGCTGGATCAGGTCGAGAGCGATTTGCAGGCCATCGACCAAGTCGGCGTGGTTGTTGCAGGCTTGCACGATGAACTTGGCAAGCTGCGGCGCGGCTGGGCATTTGCTTACTAAAAATCCGCCCGAATTGTTGCGCAAGATGATCGTATCCAAGGCAGATGCGCCTAACCGCATCGGCGTGAACAGGGCGCTGACTTCGTGCAGGGCGCTCACAGTTCCTCCGGCACGACGGTAACGGTGAACCCGAGCTGCTTGATGATGGCGATGTTGTCCTCGGTCAGCGTCTTGCTGCCGAGCAGCTTGCAGAACAGCTCGGCGTTGTGGTCGACCGGCTTGATCCGCTTGCGGCCAAACTCGTTGACCACGTTGACTTGAATTTCATGCAGCATGTTGAGCACTCCTGATGTGTTGGTAACGAGTGCTCAGTA